CGCCCTCGAAGATGACCCGGACAGACAGGCCGATATCCTTGACAAATGCCATACCGCACGGGAAATACTGGAGGAAATCGATATCCCACAAAGGGACAAGGACATATTTTCATGGAAATTCTTTAGCGACAACGCGCTTCGATCATGGCCCGGGGAAGAATGTTATTCATCCGTTTGTGCAACGTACAACCGCGTGAAAGCCCTCATGGCCGGCAAGATCCGAAACCCCAACAGCGGGAGGAAGCGGTGGACGCCAAGGGAATTGGCATACCTCAATGCCGAGTATCCACATATCGAAACTTTCCGGATTGCCCAATACCTGGGGCGTAATTACAAGGCCGTAACACGAAAGGCCGAGAGCTTGGGGTTAAGGAAAACCAAACTCACCAGGCGAAAAATAGCGAAAAAAAATGGGAGACGAACCGCTGCAAGCCAATACTGAAGGGCAATGCCCCATAAATGAATAGAATATTTTATCAGATATATTTTAAGGTAGATGGCAAAGAAAGCGGTAAACAAGAATGTCCCGGCACCGAGAAAAAAACGACCTCGGAAAAGGACGGCGAGCGCCCCCGGGGGGAACCTAACACCCAAGCAGGAGAAGTTTTGTCATGTCTATATGGAGACCGGAAATGCATCCGAAGCATACCGAAAGTCATACAACTGTGAGAAGATGAAGCCGGAATCGGTGAACCGACTTGCCAAAGCACAGCTGGATCACATCAAGATAGCCTCAAGAATACAAGAGTTGAAGGAGGAGCTGAAAGAGGTCTCTACGGTCAAGAAGGAAAGGCTTCTATATGAACTGGAAGCCATCACCACCTCGAAGATCACGGATTATGTGGAGTTGAAGAACGGGATGCTCCAATATAAAGATTTCGATAAGCTAACCGATCAACAAATACGAGCCATTGAGGGGATCAAATATAACAAATACGGCATCGAATTAAAACTACACGGAAAGTCCTGGTCCACCGAGCGAATTGCCAAGCTCTTGGGATATGAGGCACCCAAGAAGCTCGACCATACCACCAAAGGAGATAAGATCGACCAGGATAAGATCATAGTCCTCCCAGCCAATGGCCGAGATTAAGGCCATATCTGCCCAGGAAGGTTTTCAGTCTGACTTTCTATCCAGCCCTGCCGACCTCGCCATCGGTGGGGGCGCGGCGGGAGCCGGCAAGTCGTTTGCCCTCCTGATGGAGTCCCTCCGCCATACCGGCAACCCCGACTTCGGGGGGGCCATCTTCCGAAAAACATATCCACAGATAAAGGCCCCGGGCGCCCTGTGGGATACCTCAATGAAGATCTACCCGGTTCCGGGGGGGCAACCCATGGAGTCATCCTATGAGTGGCGCTTCCCCTCCGGATCAAAGATCAAGTTCTCACACTTGGAGTATGAAAAGAACGTGCTGGATTGGCAGGGGTCACAGATACCGTTCATCGGCTTTGATGAGCTCACGCATTTCACGGAATACTCCTTCTTCTACCTCCTTTCTCGTAACCGGTCCACCTGTGGGGTCAACCCGTATGTGAGAGCCACATGCAACCCGGATCCAGACAGCTGGGTGGCCAACTTTATTGAGTGGTGGATCGACCAGGACCACAACTCCCCCGGTTATGGCTTCCCCATCCCGGAGAGGGCTGGGAAGATACGATATTACATCAAGGAGGCCAATGAGTACATTTGGGGAAACACCAAGAGGGAGGTGCTGGATCAGGCTTCCCATATTGTTAAGGTCCTCCAGGAGGCTGACCCGACCATAAAACCGGATGACCTGGTGAAGGGCGTCACGTTCGTCCCGGGAACGATCTATGGCAACCGGGAGCTCCTACGTGCGGATCCTGGCTACCTGGGCAACCTATTGGCACAGGATGAGGCCACACAGCAACAACTCCTCCACGGGAACTGGAAGGTAAGGGTCGATGGCACCGATCTGATCAATATACACAAGCTAAAGGAGACTTTCAAAAACGACACCGTCCCGGGTGGCCAGAGATGGATCACTGCAGATATCGCCATGAAGGGATCCGATCTGTTGGTAGTCTATGTGTGGGATGGCTTCCGCCTGATCGATTGTGAGGTCTTACCCATAGCTAGGGGGGATGATGTAATTGACTTGCTCAAGCGGATGGCTTCCTCCTACAGCGTCCCCAATGGCTGTATCATCTATGATGATGATGGCGCCGGCTCATTTATCGATGGCTTTATCCGCAATGCCAAGCCGTTCAATAATGGCCGCAAAGCCGTGATGAGGGAAAACTATAAGAACCTCAAAACACAGATGTATTACAAGATGGCCGACAGAATAAAACACATGGGATACTATGTCACCCCGGCTGTGGCCAAGAAGATGGTCGGCACTAAAACCATCGAGCAACACCTCATGGAAGAACGCCGTGCCATCAAGCGGGATAAGGTCGATGAGGATGGCAAGTTGTGCATCATCCCCAAAGACAAGATGAAGGAGATAATCGGACATTCGCCCGACTTTATGGACGCTTTCATGATGCGTGAATATGCTGAATACCTGGAGCCCGGATCAACGTCCACGGGCCTCAACAAAGCGTCCATGGGCTTCAGATAGTCTGTTTATATTTTAAAAGAAATGTAGAATGCCCTCCATCCACGAAATTTTTACAGCACACTCTGAAGACCCGCAGAAGCTGATTGAGGTGCTATGTGTTGATACCGCCGAGAACAGGGTGCCAGAGGAATACAAAAACGAGTATGAGGGTGAGCGTACCCGCCGACTTCATTCCGTGGGCACAAGGGAAATCAAGACTATCAAGCTGGTAGATGATAATGGGAAGGAGACCGGGCAAACCAAAACAATTTACCCCTCCAAGCTCGTCTACCCATACCCACAGAAGATTGTAAGAACAGCCACCCACTTCCTGTTCGGGGGCAAAATGACCGTTTCGGCCGAGGAGAATGATGACGCATTGAATGAGTTCGCCCGGGTATGGGATAAGGACCTGAAGATGCAAACAAACCTAAAGCGCCTGGCCCGTATATGTATGACCGAGACAAAGGCCGCCCTCCTATTCTATCCCCAGCCCATCAGGGATGAGACTTCCAGCACAAAGAAAACCAAGTATCTTAAGTTGAGGGTTGCCGTCCTGGACAATGAGTCTGGCGAGTTCTACCCCCACTTCGATGATTACGGGGATATGGACGCCTTCATCCGCAAGTTTCAGGTGGTGGATATCGAGGGTAAGAACACGGAGAAGGCACAGATCTACACCAAAGATCAGATCATCACCATAGTCAACGACTCGGGGTGGAATCACGAGAAATCGGAAAAGAATCTTTTCGGTAAGATCCCCGTGGTATATGTGGAGCAGGATCTCCCCGAGTGGGAGGCCGTGGCCTCACTGATCGATGATTATGAGATGCGTATATCCCGCCTGGCGGATACAAACGACTACTTTGCCGAACCCCTACTAAAAATATTTGGCAATGTACGCAAGGCCCCGGGGAAGGAAGAAGTTGGTAAGGTGATTGAGTTTGAGATGAAAGCTGACCTGGATGGTAAGATATCCCATGGTGATGCTGAGTATGCCACCTGGGACCACACCCCCGAGAGTATCAAGCTGGAGATGGATGAAGTCAAGGAGGGAATATTCTCCATGACCAGCACCCCGGACCTTTCCTTCAACAATGTCAAAGGGGTGAACGTGACCTCCGGGAAAGCCCTTGAGTTCATGTTCATGGACGCCATCATGAAGAGGGAGGAGAAGGGTGAGATTTTCTACGATGCGCTCAAAAGGGCCATCTCCGTTGTAGTTGCCGGGATATCCGGATACACCACTGTAAAGCTGGATGGTAAACTTAATGCCGATGAGATCGATGTTGAATTCACCGACCAGCTGCCAGATGATATGCTCGACACCATTGACTCCCTTGTGGCAGCCACAGGTGGTAAACCTATTCTGAGCCAGGAAACCGCCGCCGGCCTGAGCCCATTCACCAAGGACCCGAAGGAGGAGATCGAGAGGCTCAAGGCGGAACAGGTAGTACCAAACGAATCATTTCAAATATAATTATGGAAGCAAAGAAAATTTTAACCGAATTCTTACAGGCCTGGGTTGATCAGGACTACAAACTGATGTACAAACTATCACAGAAGACCTGGGCAGATAAAAATCCTGTCAAGCAGCTGGAGTGGTTATTCAGGGATTCCATTTTGAAGGATTTCAACATCTTTTCCACAAGCTATGTGAGCGGATCCAGCATGAAGTATGGTGTTGACCTGACCCTGAACGATGATACTAAGCTTATGAGCCTAATCAACGTGATTTGTGAAGCCGCTCCACTAAAACCGGCTCCATGGGGTGAATGGGGTGTTAATCCCTCTTCAGTGCTGAATATAGTGCAGAAAGTTACCCCAAAGGCTGCCAGCAAAGAAGTAAAGGGCAAATCGAATGCCAAAAAGTAAATGGGATCCTCGCGAATGGGAACGAAAGCTCATGCAGATGATCCGCGACCAGGAGGCCGGTGTCGCACAAATATTCAATGAGTTTATCAATGCCTCCTCCCCCACCCTTGCCCGTTACAAACCGCCAAAGACAGGCGGTGTGTGGTATCGTAATAAGTCCATTGAGAAGGTATTGGATGATCAATTGCAGGATCTTCATCTAAAGCTCTCCAGGTATCTCAAAGCACAGTCAACCACCGCATGGGAGCTTTCTTCCAGGAAGACGGACCTGTTGGTAGCCGACTATGTCCATGGTATGAACATCTCCGAGGTAGCCCGTGAAGGGCTCTTTGATCGCAATGCAAAAGCATTGGAGGCGTTCCAGAAACGACGGGTAGGGAACCTGGATCCATCAGCCAGGATCTGGAAGGTATGCGATCAAGCGAAGGAGAACATTGAGTACTATCTCCAGAGCGGTATCGGGGCCGGTCAGGGTGCATCACAGATCTCCCGCGATGTGCGTGGTATGATGAAGGACCCGGACAAGCTATTCCGGAGGGTGCGGGATCCGGAGACGGGCAAGCTCAAGCCCTCCCGGCCGATGAAGAACTACCACCCGGGACGAGGCAAATACCGCTCTAGCTATAAGAACGCACTTCGAATGGTCCGCACGGAAACAAACATGGCCTATCGCTTTGCCGATCAGGAGCGATGGAAGAAGATGGACTTCGTGATTGGGTATGAAGTCAGGCTGTCCGGATCCCACCCGGAGTTTGATATCTGTTTTACAGCATGGAACGTAAAAGTGATGACATCAGAAGGTCCGAAGAATATCGTGAGCGTAAAGGTGGGCGACCTTGTCCTTACACATAAGGGTAAATATCAAAGAGTTACTAAGCTATATAGATCGACCATATATGAGGTGAAAAAGACTGAAATATCATATAAATGGATGTATGATAATAGAGGAAAGGAGCATTTAATTAGCGCAACATATAATCATCCATTTCTGGTGAATGGTGAGTGGAAGAGGATATCTGAAATAAAAGAGGGGGATAAAGTTAAAGTTCTGGCTAATAAATGTAAAAGTTGCGGCACCCTTATTCCCCACCATAGAGAATATTGCTCAAAATCATGTGCAAGCCTTAATACAGCCACAAACCAATGGAAAAATGAAGATCACAGGAAAGGTGTTTCAAAAAAAAGACAGAAGGTTATTGCCGAGAATAATGGCAGGATTCCCTGGCTAAAAGAGTATGTAGCATCAGGAAAGAATATAGATAATCTTTTAAACCCATATACTATCAAAAAAAGAGTCGCCACGCTTAAGAAGAATATTGCTAAAAAAGTTGCTAAAGGAGAGTTCCACTTTCAGGATCCAGAAGTGCATAAAAGGGCAAACCAAGCTCTCGGCAAATACCACAATTCCACATTTATTGAGAAAAAGATTGAGTGGTTGCTTGGGGAAAAGGGTATTGATTTTGAAAAGGGAGTTGTTCTGGAGCGTAAAGCGTTGAATAAGTTTGGCCGCCCACGGATATTTAAGCCTGACTTTGTATTACCCGGATATGATATCGTGATTGAATGTGATGGGGAGTATTGGCACCAGGACAAAGAGGCCGATTTAGCGAGGCAGAAAGAGATTGAAGATATGGGATATCGGGTCCTGAGATTTCCGGGAAAGCGTATTAGAGAAGATCTGAAATCGTGTAGCGAAGAGATAGATAGAGTATTAATGAACCATAATGGTGAGTATGAATTCATGGACGTTGAGATATCCCACGTTCGTCACTATACGCAGAAACAATCTACTCCCATTACCAAATATAATCTTGAAGTTGAAAATGACAACAGCTATATAGTAAATGGTTTTGTTGTACACAATTGCGACTCCATGGTCGGGAAGTACCCGAAAACTTTCGTTTTCGGAGGTTGGCATCCAAACTGCTATTGCCACACAGTACCCATCCTTGCCGAGCCGGACGCCTTCGTGGAACAATTAGTGTCGGACAAACCCGTCAAGGGTCATATACGATCTATCCCAGGACAGGCCCGTCAGTATATCCAGAACAACACGGTCCAAATTAAAAGACTATCCACCACACCCTATTGGGTCAAAGACAACTTCACACTTAAGGATGGGAAGTATATTCCACGAAAGGCACTTAAGATTATTCCTAAAGGTGTGCTGAAAGCTAATGTAAAATGAAAAAACGCTTGTACTTGATAAAATGGGTGGACTCCTATCAGGATACCATGAATGTATGGACGGGAATCAAAATGATCAAACCCCCTAAGAATATGATTTGCCTTTCTGTTGGGTGGATTGAGAAAGAGACAAAAGACAACATCACCATAATCCCCCATATCTCATGCGTGAACTTTAAAAAATCGGAAAGGTCCGGCACAGGCATGATGACTATTCCTGTGGTATCCGTTTTGGAAAGGATCAAATTGGAATACTAAACCGAGATATATTTTAAAGTAAAAGATGCAAGATTTACCCAGATGGGCCGAGGCCGCACTGGCGATCGGGATCCCATTGAGTGCTCTGGCCCTCTCATTTTTCTTATCCCGTAAGGAAACCAGGACGAAGGCCAAGAAGCGGGGCAACAAATACCACCTCTAAAAAAATCTGAGGCGCTCTTATATTTTAAAGAGAAAGCGCCAATGAAACAAAAATTGTTAGAGGCCCTGAAAACCAAATTCAATGGGGTTCAGGACTCAATCCTTGACAGGCAGGCCACCAAGATGGCTAAAACTGTCACCTCAGAGGATCAGATCGAGACCGCAATCAGCGGGGTCACTTTTGACACTCTCCTCCAATCAGAAACAGATCGCCGGGTTTTAGAAGCTTCCGAAACCGCAGTCAAGAACTACGAGAAGAAGCACAAACTGAAGGACGGCAAAACCACCGAAAAGCCAAAGGATCCAGATCCGGACCCAGACACAGAAACGGGGGACGGCAAAGAAAAGATCCCTGCCTACATGAAGGAATTCATGAGGGAGCAGAAGGAGCTCAAAGAGCGATTGGAGAAACAAGAAAAGGATCGGGAGATTTCAAGTAAGAGGGCCGAGGCCAAGGAGCTGTTAAAGGCTTCCAAGATTCCGGACAAGCTCAAAGAGAAATGGCTCAAAAGGGTTGACCTCAGCGATGAGGAAACATCCCTGGAGGACCAGGTGAAGGAGCTTGAAACGGAGTACCTGGATTTGAAGCAGGAGCATATCAATGATTCTGTGGATGGCGGCCAAGGGGAAAAAGGCGGCGAGGTCGCCGACTCGGACATGAATGATTTCCTAAGCAGTGAGTTTCCTGAGACGCCAAAAGAATCCTAATCATTAACAAAAAAATTCGTCATGTACGTAAAAGAAACTTCTGATACCGAAAGATCCCTGGCCGTTGAACTCGTGCTGGAGGATATTCCCGGTGGGGGTGTCGTAGATCCGGATGACTTCAAGGCAGCCACCACCTCCGTTGGAGAGGGTGCTCTTCTTGGGGTCGATTCCAGTGGAATCTACCACATCTTCAAAACGGCCGAGCTCTATGAGGATGAGGCCGATGATGAGACTGGCTACAAGGTCCTGAAGGGCCATG